TGTCTTTAAGTATGGCGAACAATACAAGTTCGGAGTAAGATTAGACAAGGACTTTGGACAAGGTACAGCGGAAGACCTACACACTAAAGCTATACAGATCACTAAATACTCAAATGTTGATTTAGAGGGTTTAATAACTAAATATAAGTCAGAGGTTAAAAAACTAATGAAGTAGTATATTTGCAATGTCTGACACTTACAGACACCAATGTTTTAATGTTTAGGGGGGATTTTTTTTATCCCCTCTTTTTTTTTATAAAACTTTTTGTATATTTGACACGAACATTAAAACTTTTATATGAATTTACAATTAACTGTATCGAAACAGGAAGCGTTAATGTACGCTATTACAATTATCTTGCGAAACAAGGAACGCCTAATGACATCCAATGCTACTATTTTAGAATTAGAAGAAATGTTGGATAAATTAGTAAAAGAAGAAAACATTAGAATGTTTATTTAAAACCAATGAAAGGAGAAGTAGAATTTTTGAAAGCGAGAACAATCGCAATGGAAAACAAAATCGCAGAACTCAACACAAAGATTGAGGAGTTAGAAGCGAAAATCGAAATTTTAGAAACACAATTAGAAAACTATGCCACAGAGTAGAATTACACAAATTGAGCCGAAAGGCACGTACACTAACGCATCAGGTACTTTCAATAAGTATCAGATTTACCTTGCAAATGGAAACAACTATCAGTTTCTTGCCAAAGGGGAATTTAAAAAGAATGTCGGTGATGACATTGACTTTGAAGTAACAAACGAGCAATACAAAACAGCGAAACTTGTTTATACTAAACCACAGACGTTTAACAATTCAGGTTCTAAAGACCAAATAATTATTAGACAATCAATGGTAAAGGCTTCTGCGGATTTTCACGCATCAAGACCACAGTCAGACATTCACACAGTAATTGCAGATGCACAACTTTTAATAAACTTCGTAAACAATGAATAAAGTACAAGGAACAATCAAGGACATATCCCAAACAGAATCAAGAGGGGATTTTAGATTTAGAAAATTAACACTAACAACAAACGATAAGTACCCACAGGTATTAAGCATTGACTTCACACAAGACAACTGCGGACTTTTGGATTCTTATCAATTAGGACAATCGGTAGAGGTTGCTTACAATCTTCGTGGTCGTGAGTGGACTAACCCACAAGGCGAAACCAAAGTTTTCAATTCTATTCAAGGATGGAAGATAAACGAAGCCACAGAGGAAGTAACCGCAGCTGATCAAGCACCTGACAGAGAGGGGCTACCATTTTAACATAGGGGGGTTTAACGACCCCCTTTTTTTTATACCTTTACAAAATGCTAATAAACTTTGAAGACCACATAAACAAACTTGACCAAGTAAGAAGCGGACAAATCAAAGAGGGCTTGAAACTTGGACTACCTGAAATAGACGAATACTTACGTTTTAAATACGGAAACTTCAATGTAATACTTGGACACGCTAACGTAGGAAAGACATCGCTTATACTTTACCTAATGTACCTTTATTCCTTAAAGCACAAAGTACGTTGGTTAGTGTTTTCAAGTGAGAACGAACCTTATGCACTTATACGAAAGATTGTAGAGTTTGCAGAGGGTAAACCTATTAACAAAATAGAATCAGAGGACTACAAAGAACAACTTAAATGGATCAACCTGCATTTTAAATTTGTAGATTGTCAAGAACTCTACACATACAAACAAATCTTGGAACTCGGTCAAGCAATCAAAAAGGCTTGGGATTATCAAGGGTTCTTAATAGACCCTTACAACTCACTTATGAAAGACCGAGATGTACTAAAAGGTATCAACTCCCACGAGTACGACTATCAAGCGACATCCGAGATGCGAATCTTCTGCAAGACAAACAACGTATCTATATGGCTTAATACCCACGCAGCTACCGAAGCATTAAGAAAGAAGCACGGTAAGAACGAGGACTACGAGGGGCATCCTATCCCACCTATGGCATCAGACGTTGAGGGTGGTGGTAAGTTTGTAAATCGTGCAGATGACTTTTATGTAATACACAGATACACTCAACACCCTACCGATTGGATGTACTCACACTTTCACGTAAGAAAGGTAAAAGACGTTGATACAGGTGGAAGACCTACGCCAATGGATGAGCCTTTACGATTCCGTTCTATTATAAACAATGTAGGATTTGAGGTAAGTGGAAAAAATTTAGTAACTTACAAAACCAAGAAACAAACAGAAGTACCATTTTGAAATCAACACTTGACAAAATAGCAGACAAGCACCAAGATTGGATAAGGATAGTAAAGTCCTTTGGGTGTAAAGATTCAATAGCAGAGGACATAGTACAAGAGATGTATATCCTTATGCACTCGTATCTTAATCGTGGGTTAGACATCAACTATGACGATGACATCAATCACTACTACATTTACAAACAACTACGTGGGTTATTCGTTGACCTACACAGAAAAGAAGCCAAGATCGTAAAAGTAGATATTGACCGATTAGCTGACTACATAGACGAAGAGAACGTAAAAAAGGAAAAGAATATTTGCAAGGCTATGAATCAAATGGACACGCTATTAGACAAAGTGTATTGGTACGATAGACAAGTGTTTGAGATTATAAGCGATGGCATAAGTGTTGCCGAACTTTCAAAGAAAACAGGCATCAGTTATTATTCGCTTTACAACACATACCGAAACGTAAAAGGACTAATTAAAGAGAATTTAGAATGGGATTAGGCGATTTAGTATATTACATTACCAAGTACACAGGCATACGCTATGTGTGGAAGAAGTTGTACCCTGACTGTGGTTGCGACAAGCGAAGAAAGAAGTGGAACGACATACAACTATAAGATGCCAAAAGGACAAATGAACCAAGACCAAAGAGAAGAATGGGCTAACTATTTAGAAACAGCTAATAGTAGGCTTAATGAATCTCAATACAAAATGGTGTGTCGTTTACACGCTGATCTATACGCACACCCTTACCACGAACCCTGTACTTGTTCCCCTAAACGAATTAAGGAATGGATAGCACAGATAAACAAGATATATGCAAATTAAAGACGTACATAAGTTTGAGAAAGCTGTAATATTTGCTCTTAACATAGATGGTTGGGATTTAAAGTGGACAGGCGATTCGATGTTAAGTTGGGATGCACAGGGGCTAACACCTAAAGGACATAAGTGCGTTATTGAGATGAAGTTCCGAGATAGGTACTATGAAACCAAGATGCTCGAAAAATACAAATACAACAAGCTAATGAAACTTGACGATGACATAGTAAAGCTGTACTTTGTAAACGACCCTAAAGGCAACTATTTGTTTTGGCTAAACGACCTTAAAGATTTAGAGGTTCAAGAAAAGTACTGCCCATCTACGACTATGTGGGATAATAAGAAACGAACAAAAAAGGTTTATCTATTAAGAGAAGACCAAGCAAGTATAGTTAATCTTAATATATGAATGTATTAGAGTTGTTTGCAGGAAGTAGGTCAATAGGCAAAGCAGCTGAATCTTTAGGCTACAATGTATTTAGTAGCGACATAAATGATTTTGAGGGTATAGATTATGTTGTAGATATTTTAGAGTTTGACATAAATAGAGTTCCCTTTAAGCCTGATATTATATGGGCTTCCCCACCTTGTACTTATTTTAGTGTAGCAAGTATAGGTAAACATTGGAATCAAGACCATACGCCGAAAAGTTATAATGCTTTATTTGGTGTTAAAATGGTACAGAAAACCATAGATATTATAAAGAACCTAAATCCTAATAAGTGGTATATAGAAAATCCAAGAGGTAAATTAAGAAAGTTGGAAATTGTAAAAGGTTTACCACGTACAACCGTGTGGTATTGTAAGTATGGAGATACACGTGCAAAACCTACTGATATATGGACAAACAATTTATATAGCTTATTAAATCCTGATGGGTGGCAACCACGATCAGAGTGCTTTAATGGTAACACGAATTGCCATCACGAATCAGCTCCAAGAGGTAGTCAGACAGGAACACAAGGTTTGAAAGGTAATTACAATAGAAGTAAGATACCAAACGAATTATGTATAGAAATATTAAATAGTTAATTATGCCAATACCAACACCAAAACCAACAGAAGACAGAAAAGAGTTCATAGCAAGATGTATGGCTGACCCTGTAATG